ATAGTCGTGTGTATCCGTGCGGTCTGATCGATCTGGACGCGACCCGGCGCGCATAAAAAAAGGGCGGGAATAATCCCGCCCTCTATTCTTTTGTCGCTGTTTAGTAGTACTTGGATATCATGCTTGCGGCTATAAACAACAACACCGTGCCTGGTATGCCGAACAATGATGTTAGCCATGCAGGTTCGACGGGATAGAACATCCCGACAAGCGCGACGGATATTAGCACGCCACCAATCAAGAAAATGAACACGCCAGTATGTAACAGCAATTCGGCGCGTCGTCTCTCGCGTTTGATTCTTTCGATTTGGTCGGCTGGTGTTTTCAAGTTAGTCATGGTCTTTCCTCTCTCTAGGTTAGTGATAGGGGCTGAAAGAATGTCCAGCCCCTATCGGTTAGTTTAAAACAATTCGGACAAGATAAAATCTATTTCTTGTTCGGTCTTGCCGTCTCTTAACGCTTCTCTTACTTCGTCATATTCAAGCGCAAGATCCGGCGTGATGGTATGGTGCAAGCACAATGCTAGAAATTCGTTCGCCGTCATTGTGCTGTTACTTCCATGATATCTTTACGCGCCCATGATAGAAAATCGTCGTCATCCATTGCTTGGCGCAATTCATTATCAAAGCGGTATTCTTCGCCTCTAAAAAAGACAACGGTATCCATTGTCCCGTCATCCACGAAATGGATATCGAACATCTCGCGCAATTCTTTGTCGCTATTGTATCCATTGCATACTTGGCAAATACAAATATCGGTATCGCTATCTAGTGTGAAATAATCGGCAGCGCGCTCATCTTCTACACGGCCACAGATATCGCATTGAGTATTTCCAGACATTGGTTTTCCTTTCAAGGTTAGTGGGCGGGGCATCCAGCCCCGCCCGATTGGTTACGCTGTTTTCCAAAATGAATAAGCCCGCTTTGGGTTTTCTTTTCGGTACTTGGTCAAATCCACTTTATAGTCAATGTGGATTTGCGCGTTATTTGTTCGCGTTTGGGTTTCGTTTTTATAGTCTAGTGTGACCCAAACCTTGTCATCGCCTAGCGTGTAAATTCCGCGCTTCATTTGGCCTTTACGTTCGCCGCTTGTGTAATGCACTTTCATCCGCTTTTCGACTTCAGCTTGCATTGCTTTTTCAGTGGCATTTGCTTTTGACGCATCGGCTCTAGCTTTTTGAAAAGCCTTTACCAGTGCAAGGTCATCTAGGTTTGAATAATCTTGTTTAGTCATCTTGGTTCCTCATTGGTGACTGCTAGAGCCTCATGCCCTAACGTTCAAAAACGTTACCACCAAAACATGGGATAATCAACAACTAAAACACAATACGAAAATCTTTTTTTGGGGTTACTTTTGGCGATTGCTAGGCGCAACGCAGCGTCACTGATAGGGGCACCCAACAGAAACCGGGGCGGGCAGGTGCGTATGTGTGTGTATGTGTTAGATTGATAAATTCATTTCAATATAATATCGTTTGGGCATGACAAACCTCGATATTATTCCCGAAGAAAAACTTCGTGAAATCCTCTTGTTACAGGAAGCGCAAGCAACCCTAACCAAGCGTGAAGAAGCCAAGGACAAGTTCATGTCTTTTGCTCACCATGTGTATGACGACTTTATTGAGGGGAACCACCACAGAGTTATATCAGAAAAACTTGAGCTTGTTGCACAGGGTAAGTTGAAACGACTGATCATTAACATGCCACCGCGTCACTCCAAATCTGAATTAGCATCCTATTTGATGCCTGCATGGTTTTTGGGAAGGAACCCTAGACTGAAAATTATTCAGGCAACGATGAACACGGAACTAGCCACCCGTTTTGGTAGGAAAGTGCGTGACTTGATTGCTGACCCCATATACACGGAAATATTTCCAGAAACCGACCTCAAACAAGACAGTCAAGCTGCTGGTAGATGGGAGACAAGTAAGAAGGGCGAATACTTTGCGGCGGGTGTTGGTGCGGCGATGACGGGTCGCGGTGCAGATTTATTGATTATCGATGACCCACACTCGGAACAAGACGCATTATCCTCGACTGCATATGACCATACCTATGAATGGTACACCTCTGGGCCTCGTCAGCGGCTCCAGCCTGGTGGTTCGATCATCATTGTTCAGACAAGGTGGTCAAAAAAGGACTTAACGGGCCGGTTACTGACCGAACAGATGAAAGACACCATGTCTGATCAGTGGGAATTGATAGAATTTCCTGCAATTATGCCATCGGGGAACCCTGTGTGGCCTGAATTTTGGAACAAGGACGAGTTACTGTCGGTAAAAGCGTCTTTGTCCCCTTCTAAATGGAACGCGCAGTGGCAACAAAATCCTACATCCGAAGAAACTGCCATGGTCAAGCGCGAATGGTGGCAGACTTGGACAAAAAAGAAGATTCCACGGCTCAAGTACATACTTCAGAGTTACGATACGGCGTTTTCCAAGAAAGAAACGGCTGACTACACGGCGATTACGACGTGGGGCATCTTTGATCCTGATGAGGACAACACGGAACACATCATTTTGTTGGATGCAATGAAGGGTCGGTACAATTTCCCCGAACTGAAGGAAGTTGCAGCGGAACAGCATGAGTATTGGGAACCGGACATGGTGTTGATTGAGGCGAAAGCGTCGGGTCAGCCGCTGGCAGATGAGCTACTCAGGATTGATATACCTGTTTTGACGTATTCACCGGGCAAAGCCAAGGGCCGTGGTGGTGTTGACAAGGTTACTCGTATGCACATGGTTGCTCCACTGTTTGAGGCTGGTCGAGTCTGGGCACCGGAGGAGACTTTTGCGGAGGATGTTATTGAAGAAGTTGCTTCTTTTCCAAAGGGCGACTACGATGACTACTGTGACAGCATGACGATGGCACTTATTAGATTTAGGCAGGGCGGCTTTGCGTCGTTAGAAGAAGATGAGGAAGATCCGTACTACAGGCGCAAGAAATATGAGTATTACTGATGGATCCTTTGACAACAGGACTGGCTGGTATCGCACTTGTGCAAAAATCGGTCGAGTTTATAAAATCAAACATAGATACTGCCAACAGCATATCGGATATTGCGGGGGCGATTGATGGACTTTTTGCGGGTGAAAAACAAGTTCAACAAGAAAGGTTTGGTGGCAAAGGTATTCTTGGACAAACTAAGGATGCCGCGCACAGTGTTATCGATGCAAAACTGGCGCAGGAACAACTCCGCGATATGCAGACTCTTATCGACAATCGGTTTGGATACGGGACGTGGAGACAAATCATTGCCGAAAAAAACAAGCGCATCAGGGAAGAAAAAGAAAGAATAGCTGAAGAAAAGCGCATCGCCAGACAGAAGCAAAAAGAACTGCAAGAAATGTTAGTTGTAGTTGGCTCTATCGTTGTTGTAGCAATGCTGTTTCTTCTTGCCGTTGTCGGTTACGTCAAACTGGGCTAGTGTAATCTACGTTTTATAAACAACTGGAGAAACAGGCATGTCACAAACGGGCAATCCACCGGGAGCAATGGTTGATTCGGCAATGCCTGCGGGTGGCGGTGCTGAAGATGTTCTTATTGAAGCAGAGGCACAAAGCCCCGGTATAACTGACGAGATACTGGAAGAGCTTATTGTTGAGGCTGGTGAAGGTGATACACTAGATCCCGAAGAAGCGTTACAGGAAATAGGGCATACATCCAATCTTGCTGAATCTCTGGACGAGCGCGTGCTCGAAGGGATTGCTGGTGAGCTTGTTGATGCTTTTGAAGATGACCTTGATTCACGAGACGAGTGGGAACAGGCACTATCTAAGGGTCTGGGTCTACTTGGCATCAACTATGAAGAGCGTGACGAGCCTTTCTCTGGCGCGTCTGGTGTAACACACCCGCTTATTTCAGAATCGGTGACGCAGTTTCAGGCGCAAGCATATAAAGAAATACTTCCGTCAGCGGGGCCGGTACGCACACAGATAGTTGGTGCACATACAGCAGAATCTGAAGATCAGGCAAAGCGTGTCGAAGATTTTATGAACTACTACATCATGGAAGTGATGGAGGAGTATGATCTGGACACTGATCAGATGCTCTTTTACCTGCCATTGGCTGGTTCGACGTTCAAGAAAGTGTACTTCGATCCGATTAAGGGTCGGGCGGTAGCCAAGTTTTTACCAGCTGAAGATGTTGTGGTGCCATATTCGGCAACCGATATTCGCACAGCGGAGCGCATCACTCACGTTTTGCGAACCTCGGAAAACGATCTGCGTAAGATGCAGGTCGGTGGGATATACAGGGATGTTGAGATATCAGCTTCGCAACTTGATTC